TGATGGGTAGATACCTCTGACAGAATTTTTTCGTAAAAGGTACCCCCTCATGAGACAGTGCTACACCAGGAGTTACTAAAATAACAACCGATGTTAATAATAACAGGAGGTTGTTATTTTAAGTATTCAGGAACAAATAACTGTAATTGTTAAAAATAACCACGATTGTTATTTTAAGAAAGAAGCTTTGGGAGGGGAGGGGATGTAACAAATAAATAACAACTACGTCTGTGGGGACTACGTTGTTATTTATTACGTAGCATTGTTGTTATGTAACATTGTAACATGTGATGTAAAGGAAAAGTAAAAAATGAAAAATTCAGAGGATTGTGTTCATTATTATATTTTACCGCTGCCTGATGGCCGGGAGTGCCTGGGTGTTTGCAGGGACTGTGGTGATGAGAAGGTTCATTACAACTCACATGACAAAGCTAAAAGACCCCATAAGAATCCGAATAACGGGAATGTGTTTTACACTCATGACCTGGCGATGATGCCAAAGAGGCCGTTAAATCACTGGTTTAATACTGCGCTGAAATAAAAAAAGACTAGACAGAGGAGAATATGAAGTCAGCATAAACCTCTGCCTAGCCCCAAAAAAGGAGAACGTGACACTCCCCGTCATAGTTGACTTCAGACGGACGGTGAAAGCTTTTACCCGATGCTTTTTTAACGGAGGAGTTAATCGGGAAGGAGTCATAATCCCCTGTCAACGCCGTGTGTCAGCTTGATTATACACTAGTAAGGGGTTATATTCAGATAATGGCAAGCTTTAGACCACCGGGAATACCAGAATCAGTTAGGAACTCGATTAATATGGGGCGTATAAGACCACAGATTATACTGGCTATAGGACTACTTGGCGTAATTTCTATTGTAGGTATGCTTAAAGGGCTTCCTGAAATAAGCGGTGTGGCGGCAGCCGGGATTATAGCCCTTGCAAAAGATGTAATTACAACGGACGGCAGTTAATGGGTAAGCATCCTGGGGTATCCGAAGGAAATCCTCACAGAGATACAGAAAAGAAACAGGAAATATTCCTGATGGCTTTTGAGAAGATTGGGATTATTACCAAGGCTGCTGAGATGGCAAAGGTGGGGGCTTCTACGGTTAAGAGGTGGCGTGACCAGGACGTTTTGTTTCTGGACAGGTTTAACGAGGCAAAGCAGAGTCACAATGACAGGCTTGAAGGAGTCCTCTTTGACCTTATAAACGAGATGCATGGCAATTTGGATTACAAGGCTAATCCCACGCTGTTGATATTTGCACTCAATGGCGCTATGCCTGAGAAATACAAGGGTACAAACCAGAGTGCCAGTGATGCCAAGGATGTGTTATCAGAGTTCAGGAAGGCAATGAAGGATGCTAAAGATACGCCTCCTAAAGCAAGGAAACTGGAGCCGGAACAGGTTAAATCAGCAGTGGAACAGGCAAGAGATATACTTCAAAGTAAGCGTGGTTCACTAGATGACACAGACAGTTGATTCTTCCAAAGAAGATGTAGTTGATTATATCTTTGACCGTGTTGGGTTTAATCCCACACCAGCTCAGATGCCGATACTGTTTTCCCGTAAGAGATTTATTCTTGTAGCAGGGGGTGAACAGGCAGGCAAAAGCATGATTGCCTCCAAGTATTTACTCTCCAGGTTTCTTGAAATAGGAGAACCCGGACTGTACTGGCTGGTAGCTGCTGACTATGAAAGAACCCGTGCTGAATTTGAATACCTTGTAGAGGATTTCGCGGCACTGGGAGTACTGGCAGAATCTACCAAGAGAGTAGACCCAGGCAGAATTGTACTGGCTGACGGTACACGGATAGAGACTAAATCAGCTAAAGACCCAAGAACTCTGGCTATGAGAGCGCCTAATGGGATTATAGGTTGTGAGGCATCACAGCTGGACCTTGAAACTTTTTACCGTATGCGCGGCAGGTGCGCCCCTAAACGTGGATGGCTGTTTCTTGCAGGCACGTTTGAAGGTTCACTTGGATGGTATCCGCAGATGCATACGGCATGGTCAATACCAAGTGAGGACGAACAGTCGTTTTCACTGCCGAGTTATACGAATACGCACCTGTATCCGGGTGGAGTGGAAGACCCTGAGATACAGAGACTTAAAAGAGATGCCAGTGATGATTTTTTTCTTGAGCGTATTGAGGGTATCCCCAGTCCGCCGGAAGGACTGGTGTTCCCTGAGTTCAGACCTAATCTGCACGTTGCTGATGTGAAGTGGGATGTGGGAACTCCCGTACATTTGTGGATGGACCCCGGCTACGCGGGAGCGTATGCAGTTGTGGCAGTACAGATACAGGATGACGTAGTCCAGGTTATAGATGAGGTGTACGAGAGGGGGCTTATAACTGAAGAGATAATACAACTATGCCAGTCAAGGCCGTGGTGGCAGGACGTACAGTACGGGGTGATAGATGTGGCAGGATACCAGCACCAGGCTATGACGGCACCGGCTGAACTATGGATGAAAAATACAGGACTGTATCTGGCATCAAGTAAGGTACAGATAAACGATGGAACAGAAAGGCTGAAAAGTTTCCTTAAACCTGACCCTATATCGAAGGAATCTAAACTCGTAATAAACCCCTCATGTACAGGATTGTTATCTGAATTCGGCGCGGCACCAAGTCCTTTTGACGGACAGACCCGTGCGTACAGATGGAAAACTGACCGTGATGGAAATATTGTAGGACAGACTCCTGAAGATAAAAATAATCATGGTATTAAAGCCCTGGTTTACGGTATAGTAGATAACTATGGGTACGGTTATGTAAAAGGTCACGGCGCTATTTCTGTAAAAAGGTGGTAACTTTGGCACGAAGAAAAGTCACAGATATCATTGATATGGTTGAGGCGCATCACTCTGCAACTTTTCCACTGCGTGACAGGATGGAAAAGGACCACAGTATATACAGGCTTGAGCCTTATGACGCGGGTGATGGATACCGTAGCTTTACTTCCAATGAACCCCAGGTAATGGCTGACAAGATTGTGAGCTGGCTTACCTCTGCCGAGATGGTAGTGAGGATTCCTTTCAGTGGAAACAAGCGTGACCAGCGTGATACGAACAACCAGAAAGAAAGATTCCTTACAGGGATTATCCGTGCGGCAGATGACAATCTTATGCAAAGATTACTCCCGTCACTCAGAAGCCAGCTTGCGTGGTACTTAACCGTAAGGGGATGGTACGCAGGCAGAGCCATGCTTGTTAAGAATGAAAAAGAGGAAACCAGGGTAGATATCACACCGTGGGACCCGTTGAATACTTACTGGGGTGAAGGGTCTGATGGGCTTGAATGGGCATGTTACAGAGTAAGAAAATCTCCGTCTGATGTACGCAGGCAGTACAACGTGCGTAACTTTGGAGAGAATGAGGACAGGGACGAAAGTGTATATGTCTACGATTTCTACGATAAGGAAGATAACTATGTAGTCATGGAAGACCGCATACTCAAAAAGAGAACGCGGCACGGCTATGACGGAGTTCCGTGTTTTATAGGTATGGTGGGGTCTGCTCCGCTTATACAGTCAGATGAAGTGGGGGCCGATGCAATTGCCAGTTACGGTGAATCTGTATTCAAACACAACCGTAATAATTTTGAAAATAATAACTTTATGATGTCTACCATGCTTGAACTTACCGCACGTTCCCGTAAGCAGGGACTGAAGGTAAAGTCCAGGGACGGCACAAAGACACTCGATGAAGACCCGTACAAGGAAGGGACCGAGATAGCACTTGGTCAGGGAGAAGACGTAGAGCCACTGGGTATGCTTGAAATGTCGAAAGAATCAGGGGCATTTATGGGACTTGTATCTTCTGAGATACAGAGGGGAGGATTACCCTATTCAATCTACGGGGAACTACAGTTCCAGTTATCTGGATACGCAATAAACACATTAAGACAGGGAATAGAAACAGTCCTGTCTCCAAGGATAGACGCACTGGAAAAAGCCTATCGCTCTATCTTTACAGTTATCAGTGAACAGTATGCAAGCGGAAGATTCAAGGCAATGGAAGTATCGGGAAGAGACAGGGACAGGATGTACTTCTCTGATGAGATATCTCCCGATGTGGTTAAGAAGGGCGGGGACCCTGAAGTTTCTATTCTGAGCCAGTTGCCACAGGACGATATGTCCAAGATGTCTATGGCTCAGATAGCAAGAGAGGGTCCTACTCCGCTGCTGCCTGACATATTTATAAGAGATATGATTCTGGGACTGCAGGACGCAGACCAGCTCGATGATGTTATTAAGGAACAGGTAGCTGAAAAGGCATTACCCGAAGCCAGCCTGTGGACTTTGCTTGCCTCACTTGAAAACAGAGGTAGAGGGGACCTGGCTCAGTTCTACTACGGTGAACTGATGAGACTGATGATGGAAAAAGTTGCGGCAACCAAAATGGCAATGGCGGCAGGGTTTTCTGGAGGTATGCCAGGTTCGCCTCCACAGGGACCACCCGGACCGGGAGGCGCTCCGCCTATGCCTGGTGGCCCACCGGGATTACCGCCTGAAGTTATGTCCAACGCGGCAATGGGTGTTCCACCTGTGCCTCCACAGGGTCCGCCTATGACTATGCCTGCAGGTTCACAGAGACCAGGTGCGGTTGATAACGAGGAGGCAAGAATGAGACAGATGGGACTAGTCCCGCCGAGGGAGGTTTAAATGGCAGTTTTCGGAAAAACTCCTCTTACAAAAGCAGTGTCTCAATTCGCAGGTGATTTTAATCTTGAACTGCAAAACGAACTTGAACTTCTTTATGCTCCACAGGCTAAACAGTTATCTGCCCTGCAGGAGAAAATGACAGAATCCCAGTCTTATGACGCAGGGAAAGAACAGTTAATGGCACGGATGATTGCCGCGGACAGGGGTGTGGATTCTGTTGAATCTACCGCACTGGCAAGGATGTTGGGGCCTGAAACTCCTATATCTCCTATGCCTCCTCCGCCTGGCACAGCAGGTATTGCTGGGCTACCCGGTGAGGAAGGAATACCCTTACCTCCACCACCCACGCCAATGGGGCCGGTTCTTCCACAGGATATGGAAATTCAACGTATGGGACCTCCCGTACCACAGATAGGATTTCCAGGTGGGCTTATGCCTAATATAGAGACTCCGTGGGGAGATGCTCAAAGTGGTATAAGAAATATAGCTGGTGGAATAGGAGATTTCTTTGGCGGGGTTGGAAGCGCTATAGGAGATTTCGCTACGGACCCTATACATCAGCAATTGTTTGGTTCCCAGGAAGGGCTAACAACACCAGCATATCCTGAGACTGTTGCAGATGAAATGATAACGGATGACCTTACACTGGATGTGCTTGCAAGTTATCCAACGTGGTCTACCACAGATAAAATACTAAATACAACAGATTTTTTACGTAAAGTGTATGAAGACACAGGAGGTGGTCCGGCATACGATGCTAAAGTCAGGCAGATAGCAGGTTATGTTGGAGAGAACGAAGGGGATACAGTAGTACGCAGTGCTATTACCAGTATGGTTAATGAATTAGGTAGAGACTTTGTAGGTAGTGTTTCGGGACCTGTATCTGACCGCTCTGTAACACCTTCATATATACAATCATCCGATGGAGTACCAGGAACAGGCTCCACAGAAGACAGGGAAGTAACTGATGCTATTGCTGCAAATGAAGAAGTACAGGCAAAGGTAGATGGGTCAACATGGCTTGACTGGCTGTCTGAAGTTGATTCAGGGAAAAGTCTTATTTACAACGTGTTTAAAGGGGAAAACCCTACGTTTAGAATGATGAATCCACGTGCGGAAGGACTGTATAACAGGTGGGAAAGACAGCTACGGCATCAGTTTAATATTGAATTAACTAATCCTAACAGTCCGTGGAATAGTGCTTTGCCTACAGGAAGCAATAAAGAAGGTGCCGAAATTGTAAACAGAAACTATAAAGAGTACTTACGTGCTGCTTTTGACCCTGAAAACAGGACTGCTAACCTGTGGAGTCGTGATGACTGGCAGCAGAATATGGAACAGGTAGCTACAAATGCCAGTACGTTAATGAATCAGTCTTCTCTTTCTCAAGGAGCAGTAGTGGGGGAAGAGGCTATTCCCCAGGACAGAATGCTGGGTGGGGCATTGGAAAGTCTTGCAAGGGACCCTGAAACTGTTAAGCAGTGGATTATTGCAAAATCCACAAAAGGTGCAAATCCGATTGTTGCACGTTATGCTCCTCAGTCTATCGGGCGTGAGGTTGATAAATGGGTAATGGATAATACTAAGATAAATCAGGGTATACCCAGTAATGACCCTGTAAGTCAGGGTGAGGCTGGAGCAGAAGCAGCACAATCGTTATTTCAAGAGTGGGCCAAGCGTGACTTTAGGTGGTTTGGTTCTAATGGATACGGGAGAGAATAATGGCTATTTACGCTAATACTGAAGTACAAGCAGTGCAGAACGCGGGTAATTTACAGCTCGGGGACAGTATGATATTACCTTCAGGGGATATGATGACATGGGATGGAACCAGATGGAATCCTACGGGAACAAAAGCTAACCATGGAGATACCACTACATCAGGGCTTACATGGAACAGTAGTGGAACATTTGAGCAGGGGCAAGCTGATACAGGGTATATAGCGTCTGTTACTGGAGGTGGCGGAGAAGTAAGTCCTACTAATACAACAGGAGGTAGTCCAGTGACAATGGCAGATTTTATAAAAAATGTGGAGAGCCAGACTCTACAGGGGAGGCGGAATGTATTTGACAGATATGCAGACTCAGAGGCATTTGGCAGGTTTCTAAACCCCCTGGCACGGTCTGTGTTAAGCAGACAGTTTGACCCAATGTCATCCCAGTATATGCTTGCTGCTGCACCCACTGCTGCAGGAGGTGCCGCAGGGTATAACGTATCAGACGCAGGGACTGGACTTAGCTTTAGGGACTTTCTGGGAGGAGGTGCAAGACCTACTTACGCAGGAGGTGTTTACGGTGGTATGGCTGGAACTCCTGCCTTTGGAACACAGGGAACTATGGGTATGACTCCGTGGTCAAGGGACCAGTGGCAGACAAGAATAGGTGGTTTGTTTGGCACTCCTGCGGAAGGCACAACAATGCCTGGAATGCCTACGGGTGCTGCCGGTGATTTTCTTGGTGCGTTAAGTATGGGTGAAGCTGCGAACATGATTGCAAATGCACAGACCGCAGGGCTTAATCCAATACTGGCACGGTCTGCTCCTGGAGGAATTAACAGGGCTATTGCCGCGTGGCAGGAAGCTAATCCTACAGCAGGTGGCGCCCAGTTACTGAGGTCTTATGTTGGCAGCCCTAACACAGGTGGTGGCACTCCAACATTTAATCCATTTGCATAGGAGTAATTTATGACAACTAATAACAACCCCGGAGGTGGACCTGGGGCTAACTATTATGGTAGCAATAATTCCTTTGCGGATTTCTTTACTGACTATCCGCAGGCAGCATATTACAGTAGTCCTAGCGGTACTGCGTTTTCAGGACAGTCTGCAAATACCCAGAGGTATTACCAGAACCAGTTTCAGAATGTATATAACGAATTTCTTGGCGGACTTGGTCAGCAGATAAGAAGCGGTGCGGACCCTACATTAAGGTTCGCTGATTATCTGGAAACAACACCGTTTACTGAAAGATATGCCGCGTTGCCTCCACAGATGGCAGGGCGTACTACCAGACAGTTTGGCCCAGGCACAAGGCAGATATACTTCTAATGGCACCACCAAGAGAGCCTATTAGCGCTGAAGAATTTCGTAAGAAGCTTGCACGCAGTAATGAAACTTCTCAGTTGCTTTCCAATCCTATGCTTGGAGCAGCTAAAGGTGCGATGGATGTTTTTTCTGCAACAGCAGAACTGGCACCTACGGCTTTTGGAAAGGGTGGAAAATGGGACGTACCAAGTAAGCTTCAGTCGATGGGTGTTCCTGACTTGAGAATTGCTCCCCGTATATCAGACTCTCCTGCTTTTCATGTTGAAGCAAAGCCAGAGGCTGTTCAGGCTTTCAGCGAATTCGTATCTCCAACGGAAGGACAGGAACGTCCATCGTTTGGAAAGACATTCGGCGCTCTTGTAGAAGCACAGGAAGAAAGACCTTTATCTCAACAACTTGTAACAGGTATTCTTGACCCTGTTGGTACTGGTTTAACTGGTGGTCTTGGTGTTGCTAAAGGAATAGGAGCTGGAGTCAGGACAGGTTCACAGTTATTAAGTAGAACTCCTGCTGCAACAAAGGCACTGAAAGCAACTCTTATAACTCCAAGAGAAGGTGTTGTTAGTAGCCTTGATGAAGCTATTAGTGCGGCAACAAAAGAAGAAAACTGGGACCAGGTACTTAGATTGTCAGATGAGAAAAAGAGATTAAGTATGCCTGGGGTAGGTGAGGGTGTGACGGGAATGAACCGTAGGTGGGCAGAGGATGTTTATACTCCTCCGGGTTCAGTTGAAGTTCAACGTCCATTAGGGAGTAGTCACTTATGGAGAGGGGAGGTAATCCCTGAAGGACCATCTCC